TACATCAACTAAATCCTAAGTATATGTTCTATATTGATAGTTATATACTTGCTGATAAAGGTAGGTGTAAGAATAGAAAAATATGGATTAACAGGGATTTGGCAAAACATGGTGACATTCAGTTTATTCTGAATAACGATCATTACAAACCATCCTTTGAATATCAAGAAACATTTAATTTCCTGTCATCTGATGAGATGTCTGTATTTACAGACGGGACCTTTACCCCAACTAAAGTTTATATCTCTTACATGAGATATCCAGTGTACATCGATAAGGAAGGATACATCAAGTTTGATGGAACTCCTTCGGTAGATTCAAACTGTGAACTCGAAGCTTATCTGGAAGATGAACTTCTTGACTTGACAGTTCAAAATCTTGCAATGTACACAGAAAATCAGTCTGCTGTCCAAAGTAGCATATACAGGATACAGACAAACGAATAAGTTTTTTAATCATTAAAATAGCATAAAAATGGCTGATTTCTCATTAACTACGCTTTTCGTAGTTCCAGTAGGAAACGTTCTACCTAGCTCTGGTTCTACGCAAAACCTGTCCGCAGGACAGTTCGGTATCTTTAGGAGTGACTACAGTGTTGCTAACGCTGGTAACATCACTGCTAAACCATACTTCTATTTGGCTCAAGGTAGAACAAACACATATCTCCAAGGCTCTAAGCGTTCTGATAAGATCGCAGGTTGCCCTACAGGATCTTCTTGTAAGTCTAATGTTACCGAATGGTACAAAGTAAGTGGTTGTGCTACTCCTGCCACCCAAGTTACCGATGTATCTGGTTGGACTGTAAAGTGTGGTGATGTTGTCACTCTGACACTCCGTGCACACTCTAGCTACATTGACACTCTGTACTTCAATGGTTTCACTCGTTCCGTAACTGTACAAGCTCCTTGTTGCGATTGCGGTGGTGATCCTTGTACTGATGTTGATGTTCCTGCTTTGATTGATCAGTTCATTCTGAAACTCAACCAAAAGGCTCCTGGTAACAACCCAGACAACATTAGCTTTAGCACATTCTATCAATTCCAAAGAATTGGTAATGATGCAAACGCTATCCTCCGTATCTCTGGTAAGCCTCTTACCAAGTATGGTCAGCCTTGTGATGTTATGGCGTTCCCTTGGGAATATGACAGGATGTGGTTCCGTACATTCGTGTACAGCGGTCCTGCAACCACTGCTGACTTTATTGTAGCAGACAATTGCAACATCGTTGCTGACGCTGAGGTAACTCAACGTGCATCTTATCCTTCAGGTACTTCTGATGAGGTGAAGCAATTGGAGAAGAACTACTACAGCTACCAAGCTGGATATTTGAAGCATCTGTATAGGATGGTTGGTTACAATGAGAACTTCGAGTCTTGGGTAACTGATGGTACTATCTATGATACCTTCTATATCAGGTTCAACGAATACGATAAGGCTGCTTACTCTTGGGGTGACTACATTAAGGAAGACTCTATGGTTATCGTTGCAGTTCCTCAATCTTTGACTGCTGGTATCCAAGCTGTTCTTGAAGCTGGTCTTGGTGAAGTTGCTGATGATAATGCTTGTATCACTACAACATCTACCACCACAACTGTATGGCCAACCACTTCTACAACTACTACTTTGATTCCTTAATAGTAGGCGAAGAAACAATTATCATATAACCTAAGCCAGAGGGTGAGAGGATTCAATCTCAAATCCTCTGGCTTATTTATTTAAAATAACATGGCAGATCTCAAACTAGACATACTGGTAATTCCCACGTACAATATACAAACAATGGGTATTGCTGATGCGTCAACCTATCCAGGTCCTGTTACAGCTCCAACCATTGAAATAAATGTTCCTGGTTTTGGAGAAGTTAGCCTGCCGTTCAACATCAACGATTTTAATATATATACATCTCAGTCTTTAGGAATTACAGAAGTGGGTGATCCGCTCCTTCCTCTTCCTGATGGTGTGTATTATATCAAATACTCTGTTACTCCTGCTTATCAAAACTATGTAGAGAAAACTATAATTCGTGTTGATCATCTTCAGGAGAAATTTGACAGTGCGTTTATGAAATTGGACATGATGGAATGTGATGCTCCAATTAAGAAACAGCAGAAAGTTGATTTGAATAGTATATATTATTTCATCCAAGGAGCAATTGCTGCTGCAAATAATTGCGCTGTTGATACAGCAAACAAGTTGTATGCTCAGGCAAGCAAAATGTTAAATAATTTTAATAAAAGCAACTGTAATTGCTACGGTAATAATTACATAAATAATTTTAACTAATATGGCAAACTGTAGAAACTGCGGAATGAAAGTTGGTTGCGGATGTCAATTAATTAACGGTCTGTGTTCAGCATGTAACAATGCTCTGAAAACAGCAACACAAAGAATAAAAGATGTTATCACCAAGGCTTACAAATTGTATTGAGTGTAACACCATCACTGCACTTCTTGCAGAAATTGACTGCAAGGTGGCAGAGCTGGCAAAAAATGAATACAACAACGTTGTGTTCGCCCTCAACTATCCTCTCCCTGGAACTGTGCTAGATGATCTTCTTAATTACAAAAGAATTCTCAGATTCAAATATTGTAATGGAAGTTATGGAGCACCGTTTACATTGAATCAGATAGCTAGTAGAGTAAAAGTATTAATCCATAAATAAAATAAAAAAATGGCTTGTTCAAATTGCTATAACGGATGCGCTGAGATTGTATCTGATAGGTGCGTCAAATATACAGGACTAGATGTTCCTGCTTTAGGTATTCAAAACGGTGATTCTCTATCTTTGGTAGAAGCATCTTTGATAGAGTTTCTAACAAATGCTCTTTCTGGTGTAGCTATCATCCCTACCATTGATCAATCTATTCTCTGTAACATAGTTAGTAAGTATCTTCCAGAGTGCGGAGAACTCAATATCAATGCTTACATATCTGCCCTGATTCAAGCAGCTTGTGACTTACAAGAGCAAGTTGATGTATTGGATGGTAGAGTGGATACAATTGAAGCAAACTACAATGTAGATTGCCTCACTGGTGTAAGTGCTAGTTCAGGTACACATGCTATTCTCCAAGCTGTCATTACAAAACTTTGTGATGTAGATGTAGCTTTAGCAGCACTTGCTTTAGATGTAGATACAAATTATGTAAAACTTTCTGAGCTAAACAGTTTGATTGCTGCATATATTGCAAGCACAACAACATCTAGTTCTAAGTATTACACAAAGATGGTTCCTTACACTGTCGTGGAATACTATGGTCCTGTTGTAGGAAACTTTGATGTTTCTGGTGCAGGTGTAGGAGATTGGGAAAAAATCTATCTGTGTAATGGAAATAATGGAACTCCAGATAAACGTGGTAGGGTGGCAGTTGGTGCAATTGCTGGTGTTGGTGGAGGTGCTATGAATCCTGCAGTAGACCCATCTAATCCAGATAATCCTAATTATGCTTTATATTCTACTGGTGGTGCAAATGTTATTACTCTTGCACCTACACAAATTCCATCTCATAGTCACACTATTTCTATAACTGACGCTGGACATTCACATTTTATTGCTGGTCTGGAAACAACCGCATCTTCTGCACCACCAAATAACACTACACCTATTGCTTCTGCTGGTACAGATGGTACCAACCCAGCATATGCACTACATCCTAGTACACTAGCTGCAACAGTTGGTAAAACAAGCACCTCTACAACAGGAATCACTGCAAGTATTGGATCTACTGGTGGAGGATTGGCACATAGCAACATCCAGCCTGTTCTTGCTTGTTATTATATTATGTACATCCCTTAAATTTAAATAAATGGCTTGCTATCCAGGTACTCCCTGCAATCCTTGTGCGCCTGTGAAGTTTACATTTCCAAAGAAATGTGACAACGGTTGGTTGAATTCAATGATATTGAATACTGCAAATATAACCTACACTGGTGCCAATCTACCAAACACGGGTGTGGACACAGGTGATAATTTAAACACTGTTTTACAAAAAATAGATGAAGAACTTGATCCAGTAACACTGGTACAAACCCTACTTTACACAATTCAAACCAATCCTTCACTACTAGTTGCTTTTTGTAGTTTAGTTAGTGAATGTAATCCAACTACCACAACAACCAGCACTTCTACAACCACAACTACTACAACAGCTACTCCGTTTATGATAGCAGGTGCTTTGGGTGGAGATGTAGGTAATGCTCCTTTTGCTACAAGTGTAGATGCATGTACCACTGCTTTTGGAGGAGATGTATATAATAGTAATTTTTATACACCTAATGGAGTTTTGATAGCTAATGGTGTCCAACTTTCTCAATATGATACATATTATCCATTTGCTTCTGGTTGGTACATTTATACATATTATGATGGAAATCCTATTTTTCCTTTTCAAGTGTTCTATCTAGACTCAAATAGTACAGTGACTACACTTATTACATGTCCTTAAAATCCTGTTTTGTTGGTTTTACAGGATTCATCCCCTAGTGTTTCTACACTGGGGGTTTTTTCGTTTAAATTCTAATCAAGTTAATTATAATAGATAACCGTGTTAATTAAATAAATTTGGAGAATTTGAAAAACAATCCTATCTTTACTGCAATTTTAACCAAACTACACCCCTAATGGTAGGTAATCAACATCTTCTGGAAAAGCTCCAACAGATGCTTAACTGGAAAAAAAGTAAAAAGTTTTACGCAGATAAATTAGGAATTACAGAGAGAGAAGTAGATAGTCTACTTAGAGAAATCAGAGAATCTGAGGTTATTAGAAATGAGGCAGAAACTGCTAGTTACATAGGAGAGCTTGAAGATGCGGTGATAAGGTTTGAAGAGGACTTAGTCAGGGGAACTGGAGAAATTGTAATAAACTCCCCAGAAGAGATTCGCTCCCTGGAGGAACTGATTGAAAAGTG